AGAAGGAGGCCGTTGCTGTCCCGTGTGTTTCCCTCCAAGCGTCCATCGTCCCTCCCGATGCTCCGTGGAACCCTGACGAAGGCCGAGTCGTGAAGAGCTGCGCCGTGGTTGGCTGCCCTGAGCCGAGAGCACTAGGTCAGCGGAAGTGCTACGAGCACCAGCGCGAGTACATGAGGGCCTGGCGAGACAAGAACCCGACCTACATGCGCGACTACTTGCGGGAGTGGCAGCGGCAACACACGGGGTACTACGAGAAGGTCGTTTGTTCCATCTCCGAATGTCGCTGGCAGCCTTACCAGAATGGCCTATGTCGCCGTCATGGCGGCAGGGTGGTCGTTGCCCTGCCGCAGACGCTGGCCTGTGAGACATGCGGCTCCGTATTCGTCGAGAAGACGCGACGTCAGCGCAGGTTCTGCTCCTTCCGGTGCTCGCGCCTACAGGTTCAGAGACAACGCCGGAGGCAAGCTAAGGCCAATGGCCGGAGCGAGAAGGTCGTGGACCGTCGCGTATTCGAGCGTGATGGATGGGTCTGTCAACTCTGCCGTCGTCCCATCAAGACCCACCTTCGATACCCGGACCCGCGATCGGCATCCGTCGATCACATCGTGCCCTTCTCCAAGGGTGGCACCGATGAGTACCGCAACGTCCAGGCCGCTCATCTGAGTTGCAACCGCCGTAAGCAAGCGAAGGCATGGGGTCACGGCGAGCAACTAAGGCTCGTCGGATGACCGTCGCGGTGCACTCCTGGCGTCGTCGCGCCACCATCCGCGAGACGCTCGGCGACAAGCACCTGCCGGCGGCGCCCATCGGCGTCTCGCGACCCCGCCTCGCCCCTCCCCGGCCACGGCGGACGGCCATCGCCGATCTCCACCGCGCAGCGGCATCCAGCGGCATCGACCTCATGGAGTGGCAGGACATCGCGGGCGCCTACCTGACGGCGCGCAAGGGCAAGACCTGGCAGTACTCCGAGGTCTGCCTCGTGGTGGCCCGCCAGAACGGCAAGAGCACCATCCTCGTGCCCCGCATCGTCATGGCCCTCCTCGCGGGCGAGCGGGTCATGCACACGGCGCAGAACCGCGAGCTGCCCCGCGCCATCTACCACCAGGTGGCCGGCATCGCCGAGACCGTCTTCCCCTCGCTCCTCGCGCACCGTCCGCGCTACGCCAACGGCCAGGAGCTCATCGAGATGAAGGGCGGCGGCAGCTACCGCATCGTGGCGCCCAACACCGCTGGCGCCCGCGGCTACACCAACGACCTCGTCATCATCGACGAGGTCCGCGAGATGAAGGACTTCGACTTCGTGGGCGCGGCACGCCCGACGCTCGCGGCGAGCAGGGACCCTCAGGTGCTCTACCTGTCCAATGCCGGCGACGACTCGAGCGTCGTCCTCAACGCCCTGCGCGACCGGGCCGACAAGGACCCGCAGCTCGCTTACCTCGAATGGAGCGCACGCCCCGAGCGGGCGCCCGACGACACCGCGGGCTGGGCCGAGGCCAACCCGGCCCTCGGGCATACCATCCGCGCCGATGTCCTGCGGACGGCGCACGCGCAGCTGCCGCTGCCCGTCTTCGAGACCGAGCACCTCTGCCGCTGGGTCGATACGCTCATGCCTCGCATCGTGTCCGAGGAGGCCTGGGCGCGGACCCGCCAGTCCACGGGCGACCCCGTGCGCCCGGTCCACCTGGGCATCGCCGCCGACCCGGGCAGCCGCCGCGCCAGCGCCGTCGTGGCCTGGATGGCGGACGGCATCGTGGAGCTCCACGTCCTCGCCGACCACGACGGCTACCCCGTCGACTACGAGCGCATGGCCACCGAGGTGGAGCAGGAGGCCCGCAAGCTCGGTGTCCGCAAGGTGGCCTTCGACCCCTGGACCGACCGCGACCTGGTGCGCTTCTTCAAGGACCCGGCACCCATCACGGGTGCCGACTACGAGGCCGCCTGCGAGCGCTTCGCCCGCGTCGTCGAGTCGGGCCAGCTCCGCTGCGCCGATCCCGACGGCATCCTCGGCGCCGACATCGCCCAGACCGTCCGGCGCGACACGTCCCACGGCTGGCTCGCCGCCCGCGCCTCCGACGAGCGGGCCACCACGGCCAGCTTCGCCGCCATCCGCGCCGTCTGGCTCGCCACGAGTCCCGCAGCCCGCCCGCCACAGGTGTACTGACATGAGCTTCCTCGACACCCTCTCGGGCATCCTCCGCATGGAGCCGGCGCCACCGTGGCCCGTCGAGACCCTGTCGATCCTGCCGTCCGACATCATCAGCCCGTGGCGCCTGACGCCAGCGGTCGGCAGTGCATGGCATCGCCCATCGGTGCGCCAGGCCATGGGCGTGCCGGCCATCTTCCGGGCCGTCTCGCTCATCAGCAGCACGGCGGCCTCGCTGCCCATGGAGGTCTGGCGCAACGGCGAGCTCCTGCCGCCTGAGGGCCGCCCGAGGCTGGCCGTGAAGCCCAACCCGCTCGCGACGCCGCAGAGCTTCTGGAAGCTGTCGGTGGGATGGAAGGCCCGCTACGGCGAGACGTGGTGGTACGTCGCAAAGCGCGACGTGGACGGGCGAGCGCTCAGCCTGTGGCCCGTGCCGCCCTACGAGGTCAAGGTCGAGGCGAACCGGGCCGACCGGCTGCGGCCCCGCATCCGATGGCTGGACCGCCTCATGCCCAACGAGGACATGATCCTCGACAGGTGGGAGCCCGACCCCGAGGACGAGTACCGCGGCGTGGGACCGCTCCAACTCTGTGGCTCGGCCGTCTCGGTGGCCGTCGAGGCCCAGGAGTGGGCGGCCAGCTTCTACTCCGAGGGCGGCTTCCCGTCCGTCTACCTGAAGTCCGACTATCACTTCGAGGACGAGGACGAGCCGACCAAGATCAAGAGCAAGTGGACGGCCACGCCGCCCAACACGCCGCACGTCCTCTCGCCCGGGCTCGACGTCGGCTCGCTGCCCGTCAACCCCGACGGCGCCCAGATGCTCTCGGCGCGCGTCCACAACAACGGCGAGGTCGCCCTGATGTTCGGCATCCCGGGCTCGATGCTCGAGTACGTCCAGTCAGGCTCGTCGCTGACCTACCAGAACGTCGGCCAGCGCTTCGACGACTTCGTCAAGAGCTGCCTCAAGCCGCTCTTCCTCGTCGGCGCCGAGCAGGCTCTCAGCGAGCTCCTGCCGCGCTCGATGACGGCCAAGTTCGACACCGACGTCTTCACCAGGGCGGACCCCAAGACCCGCATGGAGATCCACAAGCTCGCCATCGAGTCGGGCGTCTACGGCCCGGACTATGCCCAGATGCAGGAGGGCATCGTGCCGGGTGACTCGGAAACGGCTCCGGTCGAGCCGGTCCCGTCACCGGCAGCCGTCCCGACCGGGCTGCCGACCAGGCTCTCGATGCGCGACGTCCGCTGCAGGTCGTGCAGTCGTCTCCTTGGCAGGGCCGAGGGAACGGCCGAGTTGCGCTGCTCGCACTGCAAGACGATCCAGCTGGACGTCAGGGCGGCATGATGCGTTGACGGAGGCCGTTGACCAGTCCTAGACTGGCTCGTAACCGAAGACGTCCGGCGCCGTAGCCCCGAGTGCGAGGGCCTGCCGAGAAGCGAGGACCACTGAGTCCCGACAAACGACTCAGGAGGTCCTTTGCCTTATGGCTGACACCGACACCACCCTTCCGCCCGACGAGATGCTGCATCTCGACCTGCCGGCCGAGGCCGTCTCGAAGCTCTCCCGGGCGAAGCGCATCCTCGGCCTTCGCATCGCCCCCTATGGCGTCGTGGCCGAGTCCCGCTATGGGCCGCTCATGTTCGAGCGCGGCGCCTTCGGTGACGTCGACCCGCGCGAGGTCCGCCTCCGCATGGACCACGCCGACCCGCCGACCGGGACCGGCCGGACGTTCGTCGACAAGGACGACGCGGCCTACATGGACTTCGCCGTGAGCAAGACGCAGCGCGGCGACGAGCAGCTCGAGCTGGCGTCCGATGGCACGTCCGCGGGCGCGTCCATCGGCTTCCACGAGGTCGGCAAGGTCCGCGTCGAACAGGTCGACGGCAAGCGCGTCCTCGTCTTCCCGCCCGACAGCGTCCACCTCGACGAGGTGAGCACCACCTGGCAGCCGACATTCAAGGATGCCGGCGTCCTGTACGTCATGAGTTCAGAAGGAGCGAACCCAGTGGCCGATATCGTTGCCCCATCCCCCGAGGTCAAGGTCACCCAGGACGAGACGGACCGGACCATCCTCTCGATGGCCGAGCGCGTCATGGAGGCGTCCGACGACCGCAACCGCGAGCTGTCCACCAAGCTCGAGGCCGTGCTCTCCCAGTTCGGCAGCTGGCAGGACCGCTTCGAGGAGCTGGCCCGCTCGCAGTTCAGCCTCCCCGCCGGCGAGAGCAGGCCGAAGGCCCAGCTCCACCACTGGGTCGAGGTGACCCTGCGCCGCATGGCGGGGCAGAGCATCTCGCCGACCGAGATCAAGACGCTCGCGCTCGATGACGTCATCACGACCGAGCAGCCGGGGCTCGTGCCGTCCGTCTTCACGGCCGACTACGACGACCTCATCAACGCCGACCGACCGTTCCTCTCCTCCACCCGCAACGTCGTCCCGCCGCGCACCGGCAACTCGATGACGCTGCCCATCATCACGACCCACGCCACGGCCGGCACGCAGGCCGGCGGCCTCGAGAAGGGCGCCCTCACCACGACGGCCACGAAGGTCGGGACCGGGACGTTCGCCTACCAGTCCGTCTTCGGCGGCGCCGACATCTCCATCCAGATGATCAACCGCGCCGAGGCGTCCTTCTTCGACCTCCTGACGGGCGACATCGCCATGGCCTACGCGCTCGACTGCGAGACGAAGGCCATCGCCGCGCTCATCGCGGGCTACACCGACAGCGCGTCGGTCGCTCATGCCCCGGTCAACGGCGGCTCGATGGACCCCGAGGACCTCTCGGTCGGTGACGCCTGGGAGACCTCGATCTCGGTCTACAAGCGAGCCCCGGACACCATCTGGATGAACGCTGCCGCGGTGGCCGCCTTCATCGACGCCAAGTCCCCCCAGACGAATGCGCCGCTCTACTCCAACCTCGCCGCATCCTTCACGGCCGCCAACGGCCCGGGCGGCCTGCTCTCGGGCCTTCGTCCGGTCTACGTCCCGGCACTCGACGGCGGTGCCGTCGACGTCATCATCGGCCCGTCGCGTGGCTTCGTGTGGGCCGAGGACCCCGCGCGGACGCTCCAGGCGGACAATCCCAGCCAGGCTGGCCGTGACATCGTGCTCGCGGGCGGCATCTTCCCGGCTCCGCGCTTCGCGCACGCCTTCACGAAGTACACCATCAGCGGCTCTTAGATCCATGGTCCTCGCCCTCTCCACCCTGCGCGCGCAGGTGGGCCCGGGCCCGTCCGATGACGTCCTCGAGGCGCTGCTCGCCGCAGCCCTCGAGGCCATCGACGGCCGCTACGGCCCGTCCGCCGGCACGCACCGGGAGCACCTGCGCCCCTTCGGGGAGTGGGTGCGTCTCGGTCGGCGGGCGTATGAGCTGGGCGCGGTCACGGACGGCGGCGACGCGGTCGACGCAGCGGACGTCGAGCTCTGGCCCGGTGGCCGCTACGTCCGGCGCCTGTCGGACGACGAGCCCACCGACTGGACGGGCTGGGTGGACGTGACCTACACGCCGCTGTCCGAGGCCGCCGAGCGCGACCGCATCGCCATGGCCCTCGTCAAGCTCGACGTCAGCCATACGCCCGGGCTCACCGGCATCACGGTCGGTCCGTGGTCCGAGCAGTACGCCCAGAGCGACGGCACCGGGTACATCAAGCAGCGCGAGGCCATCCTGGGCAGCCTGCGCCCGCTCACGGTGGGCACCTGGTAGCCATGCACTATCCCCATCTCGTCACCTTCGAGGCCGCCACGCAGGTCCGCACGCCCTCGGGCGGCGTCACCCTGACGTGGGCCAGCGCGGCCGGTCTGGCGGACCTCCCGTCCCGCGTCATCCCGGTGCCGCTCGGCGAGGGCGACGAGCAGGCCGAGCGCATGGTCCTCTCCCGGGACCGCTTCACCATCGTCATCGCGGGCGACCGCGCCATCGAGCGCGACATGCGCGTGGTCGCCTCGCACCTCGCCGAGCCGCTCGGCGTCATCCAGGTGCAGCGCCCCGTCCTCTATGGCAGCGCCGCCACGAACGCCACCATCGTCGAGGCCGAGCGCATCAGCGCAGGCTCAGAGGCCGGCTCGTGAAGGTCGCCGGGAGCCGAGCGACTCTGTCCGGTATCGCTCGACCTCGCGGGGCGTCACGGTCCAATCACGCCCGACCTTGGTGGCGCGGAGCGCGCCGTTGTGGATCTGGTGCCGCAGCGTATCGGGATGGAGCCCGAGCGCCGCAGCCGCCTCTGGGAGCGTCATGCCTCGACCCGCACGTCCTGGGCCGACCGCCACGAGCCGAAGTATTCGGTGACGTCGTAGAGTCCGCCGTCGCCCTGCGGCGTGGTGCGGATGGTGTCCGCCATCTCGCGGTCCTCGTCCTCGCCGATGACGCCGGCCTCGACGTAATCGGAGGCCATGCGCTCAAGCGTCGGTGCGTCCACGAGGATGCGCTCGTCGCCTTCAACGGCCATGTCAGTGATGATGCTCTCGAAGCCCAGCATCCCGATCCAAACGTACTGCGTCATCTCGTTTCTCCTTGCTTATCTGCTCGTCTACCGGACGAATGTCGGCAGGGCGCCGATGCGACCGGCCATGTACGCCTCGGCACAGCGGCGGGCTCGCTGCTCACCGATGCCGTGCGTCAGGGCGATTTCGTAGGTGCTGAGGTAGAGGTCCAAGTCGCTGTTGGCGGGGCACTGCGCGAAGAAGACGCAAGTGCGTCCGTCTTCGCTGATCGGGTGGCCGTGGATCGTGTTGGCTGCTGTCGTGTTGTTCATGTCAGTAATGTACACGCTAGCGGCCAGAGTGTCAACCCCTTATTTCACGTAGGCGTAGAGACATGAAGGTCGCCATCCTCGTGCCGCGCCGGGAGGGCTTCGAGGACCGCGACAAGCTCTGGCTCTGGTGCCGGCCGTGGTGGCATCACCGCTTCGAGGGCTGGCCCATCATCGAGGGCCACCACGTCACGGGACTCTTCGACCGGGCGGCGGCCGTGAACACCGCGGCCCGCCTCGCTGGCGACTGGGACGTGGCGGTCATCATCGACTCCGACGTCCTCATCGATCCGCCCGCCGTCAAGGAAGCCGTCAGGCAGGCCGCCAAGTCGGGGCGCATGGTCGTGCCCTTCACGACGCGGCGTGACCTCAGCGCGCAGGGCACCAGGCGCGTCATGGAGGGCTATGAGGGCTCGTGGCTGCCCTTCGTGCGCCGGACCTACACCGACCAGCACTCCAGCGTCGTCGTCGTGCCTCGGCGCCTCTGGGACGCCGTGGGCGGCATGGACGAGGGCTTCGCCGGCTGGGGGCTCGAGGACACCGCGTTCGCCATGGCCGCCGAGCTCGTGGGCGGGCGGAGCCTCGAGCATCTCCCGGGCGACGTCTGGCACCTCTACCACAAGGCCGCACCCGAGAAGCACGGCTCGCTGCCGCACTCGCGCAACGTGGCCCGCGCCGGCCTCTACCGGGCCGCCTGGGCGAAGCGAGACCTCGAGACCATGCGCGCCCTCGTGGCGCAGGGCCGGGAGCTGGAGGCAGCCCGCACCGTCGACGCCATCCCGCGCATCCTCCACCGCGTCGTGCCAGAGACGACGAGCGATACCGTCGAGACGTGGTGGGGCCGCTTCGGCGAGCTCCACCCGACGTGGCGCCTGATGACGCACCGCGATCCGCTCGACCCCGCGCACTGGCCGCTGACGAGCCCGCACTGGGCGAAGGTGACGAGCGGCGCCCAGCTCGCTGACCTTGTAAGGCTCGAGGCGCTGCTGCGCTGGGGCGGATTCTACCTGGACAGCGACTGCGAACCCTTCCGACCGCTCGACCCGCTGCTCGGCGCCGAGGTGGTGGCCGCCTGGGAGGACGAGCGCACCATCCCCAACGCCGTCCTCGGTGCGCGTCCTGACCATCC